ATCGGTATCCCTTCATCCGTCCTTACTCCCATCAGAAGCGGTAAAGCTGTCTTTAAGAGTAAGTCATTCGTTTTCTGTACATCTCCGGCGGTGGCATACACAGCGCTCCATTCTTTTGCACTTGCTCCAATCTGCTGAGGAGTTGCGTAAGAGATAGATTCACTGCCAGAGGATACGGACGTTACAATGCCTGTAGTGCTACCACCAGACCCGATTGTGGTTGATGCTCCACTAGCGGCGGCATTGGCAGCATTCTTTTCAGCAAGCTCAATCTGATACATTAATTCAGCCAATGAACAGACCGCCTTTTTGATGCGCTTCTGTGAGCGTTCATTTTCTGGCAGTCCATCCACCAACCTGTCAAATGTCATTGTGTCCACAAAATCACTGGCTCTTTCTGCCAGCCGTGGAAAGTCGGATTCTGGCACGACATTGCCGAATGATTCTGTATAGAATTTATAATCTGCATAAGCCATGCCAGTTACCTCCTGTGTTTATGATTTTGCTGTTACGCTCGCACTTCCGGCATTCAGTGCCTTGTATGTTCCATCGCACTCAACTACTGTGATCTTCTGTCCGGTTGCCGCCTTGATGTCAGCTTTTCCGTCCCAAGAAGTCCAGTTCCTGAGGTTCTGTCCATATCCAACAGCTACTGCGTCTGTTGCAACTTTGTATTTGTATACGTTGTTGGAGTTTTCCTTAGCCGGATTTACAGTGATTTTTGTATCACCAGTTACTGTTCCTGCCGCAGATGTTACTGTCAGAGTACCAAGTGTTGGTGTCTCATCAATGGTGATTACTGCGATTGCGTCAATGTACTCCGCAAAAAGAGTAAGCCCCATAACTGCGAACGCTTCGGACACTGCTGTGTGGTAGTTGCCCTGCGTATGGAATCCGATCAGGTTTGTTTCGCCAGATACAGTGTATACAAGTCCTGCTCTTGCAAAGTCAGATTCGTTCGGGTCTACATAGTACAGAACAATGTTCTCAACAGGCGTAGCAATAACTGTTCCTCTCGGGATCTCGCTGTCGGATAACAGGAAAATAGTATTGAAGCCCATGAAATCTTTCATGTACTGGAATCCGAACTGGTTCTGAATAGAAATCTCAGCTGCTCCAAGGTATTCATATACGTCCAGAATATTGGCAAATCCAACAACGCCAGTCACATTTCTGTGCATCTGTTTGAATTTGTTCTCAACCCGACCTTTAGCCATTGCCAGAGCCATCTGAAAAGTAGTTTCTGTGGAAGTAAGTGTGCCGGTTTTCAGATAGTCATAGAATCTGCTAGTAACATCAGTCTGAAGCTGGAAAAGGAATTCATCATCGGTCATCTGAACAGCGTTCTCGTAACCGTGATCCTTGATTGCTTCAATAGATACAGCCTTTGCGTATTTCTCGATAGTCATTTCTGCATAGGGCTTTTCTTTTACAACGAATTTGCTGTAAGGGATTTCCTCACCCTCACCAACATTTCCGTTCTGTAATGTACCCTCTGCATATTTTGATTTAAGAACCGCTCCGGGTGTCTTTTTGATTGGACGCATGATACCAAGGATTTCACGTAAGTGTTCCCAGTTTCTTTCGAATCTGGTTACAAAGTCAATCTCACGTGCTGTGACCTGAATATCATTACTCATAATAAGATTAGCTTTTACTGCCATATAAAAAATCCTTTCTACCCATAATTGTTAAGGTATTGGGTTAGTGGCTATACTCTGATGTATAGTCGGTGTAAAAAAATCACTGGAATAACTGGATATTCTGAGCAATTGCAGCCTGTCTCTCGGACGGGTCTTTGATTGCTTCGATATCTTTCTTTGTCATGCTTCCCGGTGTCTGCTGCTGTCCAACGTGAGTGGTGAATCTTGCCTGATTCTGCTGAGCCTGTTGCTGAGATTCATCCACAAAAGCGGATGCGTCAGACTGTTTCATCTGCTCAATCAAATCATTCAGCCCAAGTATCTTGCCATCTTTCAGCTTTAATCCGGCTTCTTTAATGTCTGCCATGACTGACCTTTTTGCAGCCTCACTGGAAAATTTAACATTATCAAGTGCTGTTTTAAGTGCGTCTGAAAAATCGCGGTCATAGATCTTTGCATTGAATTCCTTCTCTGCATCCTCAGCTTTCTTCTTCCATTCAGCAAGCTCTGTCTGAATGTTCGCCGGGTCGATACCGTCAAAGCCTTTTAAGGTTTCTTCTGCTGTCTCGGCACGTTCTTTCCAGTCATCACGTTCACTCTCGACTTTCGACAAAGTTTTCGCTACTTCTTTTGCGTTCTTATAATGCTCAGAGAGTGCTTTCTTCACATCTGCCTGCTTGTCCTCCGGGACCTCAATTCCAAATGATTTTAATGTGTCAATAAGTTTCTGCATATACATCCTCCTGGTCGTGTTTATTGACCTGCCGCCGCAGGTAAATGGATTAAGCCAGTTAGACCACTGGCAGGGTAACTGGAATAACAGGAATCGAACCTGTGACACTCTGATTAACAGTCAGATGCTCTACCAACTGAGCTATATTCCATTAACCCGGATTCCCGGGTTAGCAAGGTATTTATCGTGTTATGCCTACCACGAGTTGTTTCGGATATTTATTCTTTTTTTAAAGAAAAGTATGAATAACAAAAACCTTAATCAAGGAGGTATGCCATCTTGCACGTCAGACGGCAAATACACACGACAGGATTCGAACCTGTTTAAAACTTTCCGCTAAAGCGTGTGTACCAGCTACTTTAAGAAAGGAGGATAAAACGAAAATGTTAAAACAACCGTTGTGCTTCCTGCTGCACAATTACATTATAACAGATTTATTTTAACTACCTCTCTACCACTTTTTGCGTTTTTAGAGCATATCGCGAAGTTTTTCCACGTATCTCTTGACAAGATCGCGTTCCTCCCGGCACTCTGCATCCTTGGACATATCGCTCATTTCTGTTGTAAGTTCGTCCAGATGTTCTTCCAGAGCAGCAAGCATCTTTCTCTTGCAGTCTTCAGACTTGCCGGAACGATAGCTTTGCTTCTGCGTCATGTAATCGTCATAAGCATCTCGCCCATCAGAACGACTGTAATGCCCTCTGACATAATGTTCACCACGTCTGGCATAAGAATTGCCCCTGTCGTAATCCGGCATCATTCTGCCATCATTTGCGCTGTATCTCCCCATACTATCACGTTTTCTTCCGCGCTCGCTGTAATCGTCATTGTAGCCACCACGCATCTCATCAAGGACAGTGTTGTAGTACTCTACTTTCTTATCCCAGTACTGAGTGTTCTTGATATCTTTGTACATATCAATCAGTTTATATGTCATTTCCAGATTTCCGGTGGTCAGTCCATTGTCAGCGATTTTGGAAAGTTCATCTTCAATTCTTGCGCATAAGTCTTTAATATCTCTCATAATCACACCTCCTACGCTTCTCTGGTCACAACAATGTTTGCATTTGCAACAGAAACAGCCTGATCGCTTGTATTCTCTACTGCGATATTAACGCAACATCCGCGAGGTACATCAATATAGATACCAGAGGACACATTGTTGTACTGGTCTACTGCCGCCGGTGTGGAAATCATCTGTGAAGATAATACAGGTTCGCCAGAGATTGCAATAGCCAGAGAAATAGCTCCGACAGTACCGCCTGTTGGAATTGCGATATTGCCAGAAAAATCCACGAAAAATCTTGCTTTACACTGATTAGTAAGTCCTCTCAGCGTAATGATTCCACTTCCCTCTCTGTGCTGAATGCAGTTAGAGCCTTTAACTGCTGTGTTTGAAAATACTACATTCCCTTTTGCTGCTACGGTCTGAGCAGCTACATTTGTAAATTCTGCCATAAAAATACTCCTTTCATATCACAAAAGGGCAGGTTTTTGGCCTGCCCCTCTGTGTAATACGGCATAAGCCGACATAATCATAAAGATTAAGATACTATTATTTACTTTTTAAATATTCCGGTATGCTCATTCTTGGAAGCTGATGTTTCCCTACGGACTCTTTTCCGAAAAGGCATTCTTCCGGTGTCCATCCCGCTCGATACCTATAACTAAGAACTTCTTTTCCAACACCAAGTTCTTTTGACCACTGCGACAATGTTTGCTTTTTTCCACCATATTCAATAAATGAATTATTACGCTTATTGTTCGCCTGTTCTTCCATCGGTATCCATTTACAATTTGATGGTTCATAATTCCCATTTACGTCTATTCTTTCAAGTGTAAGTCCCTCGGAATATCCGTTTAAATACGCCCATTCTCTAAAGCTCCAAAAATCAAGCCATTCATCACACATTTTTATTCCTCTTCCGCCATAATTTTTATAGCTGGGAGTATTTTTATTGTAACATCTTGATTTTATGGAACTCCACTTTTTATAAAACTTCCCTGTAGACTCTCCATGACAAGACCTTGTTTTTTTTGCATAATAGCTTCTAAGACATCCACAAGAAGTACTTGTACCTCTTTCAAGATTATATTGATAGCATTCAACATATTTTCCACATTCGCAGCGGCAAAGCCATAATGTGTTTCTATTTTTTTTGCCTACTATTTTTACAACCTTTAAATTTCCAAATACCATACCTGTTAAGTCTTTGGCTTTGTGCCTACAGCCGCAACTCGTTATATGTCCGTTTCTTAAACCTTTTCCGCTTTTTACTACGATTTTCCCACAATCACACTTACATTTCCAAGAATGATAACCTTTTTCACTCTTTCCTGCGTATTCCAACACTGTAAGCATGCCAAATTTTTCACCAGATAAATCTTTTATTGCCATGTACCTAACCTCCTTCTTTTTTTATATTATATCAGAAATTAGGTACATAAACAATTCTAATTTTTCTGTCAAAAAAAATTAACAATTACAATTTCCATTGCATCCGCATCCAGAATATGGATATGGAGCCGGGACTACGTAGGATGGCACAGGCATAGGATTTATCCTACGAATCAGTTCTGCTGTCTGCGCTTCCTGGTTTGCCGCAATGTAAGCATTCTGTGCGGACTGAGAAGCCGCCAGTTTAAGTGCCTGATTCTCTGCTCTAAGGTCTGCTGTCTCTTTCTGGCAAAGATAATCAAGAATGGCACGGGTGTTGCTGTTCTGATTGTCCAGAATATCTCTGGTGTTGTTGTTCATTGAGTTCTGGATTGCACAAGCGTTAGTGGCCATATCGTATCTGATCTGTGCCTGTCCCGCTCTGTTGTCGCAGCAACACTGAGCTAACTGAGACTGCAATGCGTTTGTATTCTGCATATTTGCTACAGTGTCAGCGTTAATAGCCTGCTGAATGCCGAAGCCAGTCTGCATGATGTTGGTGTTGATTCCGTTAAATCCGGTAAGCATACCGTTATTCATGGCGTAGAAGCCATCGCACAGGCCGCTATTGATTCCGTCAAGTTTGCTGATTACTGCGGAATTATCAAATCCTCTCTGAATATCTGCCTGAGTAGCTGCTGTGGCTGCATATCCGCCGCCGTTTCCATTATTGCCCCAGCCGTTGTTTCCCCATCCGAAGAAAGCAAAAATGAATAAAACAATAATCCACCAGCTACCATCTCCGCCAAACATGCCGTCATTATTTCTACCGTTTCCAGTAGCAGCGGCAATATCTGCTAAGCTATAATTTCCATCCATAATATAATCTCCTTTTTGTGTATTTACATCAATCTGGCCAGATTGTAATGTACTATTTCATTCCTTTCAACATGTGCTGGAATTGCCCTGCCATCTGTTGAACTTGATTGAGCTGCTGTTGAGAAATCTTTCCAGACTGCAACATTTTCTCGACTTCTGCTTTCGGATCTCCCTTAAAATTCTGTTTAAACTGCATAAACTGTTGTATCATCTGCATTGGTCCGTTTCCCTGCGGCATCCCGCCGCCAAGTGCGTTAAATAATGGATTACTCATCTGCATTTCCTCCCTTGGTCGCTGATTCCTGTACGGTATTAGCCCTAACAGGTTCAGAAAATGAATTTAATCGGTTTATGATAACTTCGTATTTGCCTTTCAAATCATCGTATTCCTGTCGAGTAACATATTTACTGTCCATGTTCTGAACAGGCTGCTTAGGCGGCATCTGAGAACCTACCTCGTGGTATTCAAATGTCCGCAGTGGTTGTGGCATACCGGATACATCTGTGGATTTTATGTAGAACTTTTCACTTTCGCTGTCCATCAGCAAAACACTTGTCCCGGGTGCTACCAGATAGGATTTTGCGCCGACTTCGCCGGATACCCACAGGATACCGCTATTATTCTGCTGTGGTTGCTGTACTGGTTGAGCTGGAATCTGGACAGGCTGTTGCTGGAACTGGTTCATTTGCCCAGGAACGCCAAAACTATATTGATAAGGATTGTTATATAATGCCATCTTATACACCGCCTTTCTGATTATATTTTTGCATAAAAAAAGAACCGGAAACAGGTCGTTTCTGGCTCTAATTAGTGTCTAAAAAGTATCAGCACACTTTAATTATTTTATTGTTTACCCTCCGGCTTAACCGCTTTGCCGTTGATATGCTCACGTTCATCTGCTCAGCGCAGTATTCGAGCGTATATTCCTTGCATCTCAACCGGAACAATCTTTCTTCGTCCGGTGTGAAATTACACTCTATCAAGAATCTGTCTATATCTTTCTTCGTGAACACATATAATTTCATGAGCATACCCCTTACTAATGCTAACGTTGATTCTGCGCAAGATAATTTGTAAGCTTCTGTTTTGTTTTTTTTAATTCTTCTACATTATTCCCACTAATCTGACTATCCAGCATGGTCGACAACACTTCCAGAATTAATGAATCTCGTTCTGCGATTCTCCGAAGACTTTCATAATCTCGTCTATCATGTTCTTCCAGTGTCTCAACTCGCTTGTTGAGTCGAAATGCCGGAGTAATCCACTTAAGGATTACAGCCGCTGCTCCTCCGACAATAGATACTCCTCCACAAATTGAGAGGAATACTTGTACAAATTCTGATATGCTCATTTATTCTCCTTTTCCCAGTAATATACCGGGATCTCATTACCGCTATTCCATGTATCGAAATATTTGCCCTCTTGTACTGTCACCACATGACCATCTATGCAGAGAATGTATGTGCCTGTCTGATGATCTGCGCAAAAATCATTGACTGTATAGATATATCGTTCTGATTGTTCAATCAGTTTGCGTCTGTATCCATGCTTATAGAGGTACGCGCCCCAGACATAATTTGCGCTTGGCATATCTGACAGAGCACATGCCTGTATCATTAATCCGGCGAATACCGTTTCCCAGTCAAAACCGGTTGCCTTGCATATTGCCCGGACAACGCAATCTCCTGTTCTCTTATCCTTAACAGGATTAGGGTTGAAATATTCCCATCTATCCATCAGTCAATCCCCTTTGCTGTTTTATATCTCTTTGCCGCTCCTCTAACTTTTGCAGCATTCTGGCGGTTCCATTTAGCTATCATAAGTCGGTCTTGCAGCTCTCTTAGATCATTCTGCTTGCAGTATTCCTTGTATGCAGCATTTTGTTTCTGCAAAAGATAAGACTTCCGGTCAAGGTCTTGCTGTAATGCGAATTTTGCCTGTTCGTCTTTGCAGTTATCAACCGCCGCTTGCATTCCAAGGACTTCACGCTTTGTTTTTCGGATTCTTCGCTCATAAGTGCGCTGTCGCTGTTCTTTTTCGTACTGTTTACCTTTGTTGGCTTTGTCCTGCGCTGATAGTTCTGTATAGGGATTAAATTCTCCATCACTGGCTCCAAAACTATGCCGACAGTTGACCCCTGACAATCCACTTGCCGTTCCGTATCCGGTCAATGAGAATGGCGGAAATTTCTTGCTCTTGCCAGAACGAGAGTATATCTTTCCTTGCCACCATGCGTGATTTCCCGGGTTCTCACCGCCGTCACCTGTTCTGGCTCCCATGTGAGCACTGACCAGAACTAAATCCCAGTCCATTTCTTCCATGCGCTTGAGGGATATATCTCCAGTAGCCTGTGCCACACCAGTTCTGACAGAACGTGCGACTGCTGTTTCGATCGTGTCTTTTCTGCCAGATGGATATGTGACCGTAACACCATCACTCACAACGTTATTAACCGCCTCTTTGATGGCTTGCGTATACCCAACTGCTCCAGTCATCACATGATTGTATGCAAGGTCGCATTGCTCAATATAAAGCCTTTGAGCCGCATTTGCAGTTGCCCTTGTGAAGTTCCGCCATTCTCCCATTGTAGCAAGCATATTTCGCTCCATGAGTCTTATCATAGCTGGAGACTGTTCGAGCGGTACGGGACTTAATCCTGCCGCTTTGTATATCTTATCATCGTAGTTCATCGCAGTGATACCGGCATCTTCAAACGCTTCAAGGAGTTCCTGCTGTTCGCGTTTGGTGTATCTGGATAATTCTGCCAGAATGTCCTCTAGCAGCTCACCAGATTCCTGTAGCGTTCTGATTCTCCACGCATCGGCATTAGTCAGAATATAATCCTCACCTCTGCCGATTCTTGTCATCATTCGAGACACGATCTCAGAGATGATATATTGATGCAGTTCTTCCGCAATCTGCTCACTGCCCTCTGTTATCCGGCGTAAATATTCTGGGCTTAACATAATTACTCATCTCCAAACAGTTTCGGCTCGTCTGGCTGGGCTTCTTTAACCATTGCTCTAATCTCATTACTCTTCTTCAAAAAAACCTCTCGTTTTGTTTTCCTCTTTGGCTTCTTGTGAAATTTTTTTTGCTTCCTCTTCGGTATATCCATAAAATTTCATCAAATAACGCCAAAATGCTACATGCCCGGAATTTACATAACTGTACCACGCCATCCTGTCTTCTTCTCTGTTGTATGTAAAATCGCCAAAATCATAATTAACTATATACTGGACATATTTCTTTTTCTTTTCGTCGTAAATCCAGTTAGAATCTGGTGCAATGCCATACAAATCTGCAAATGTATTTAGGGCGTATATAGTGTCATTCAAGCAACATTCTAGCTTATCTCTAACATCCTTAATCAACTGGATTGTCCGTCGGTCGTCTGCTTCTACCTGCGTAGCCGTCACCATACCGGTTTTTTCATTAAAAACAAAGTACCCGTTGGAGAATCCAATCTTGTACCCTAACTGGCTTAAAATGGCGTTTATGCCGCTTATACGGGTATCTGTGTTGAGAATTGGATTGATTTCCTTGTAAAACTCTTTTTCATCCTGTCCGAATACATTTTTTACATAATCCGGCAAGCTCATTTCTGAACATCTATGTTCCATTGCCTGTGGTGTCATAGCGGAGACAGGTGAACCACTCGGCATCAACAATCTGTCATCTGCTAGAACAGTCCGCTTAGAATCAAGGATTTCTTTTGCATTTCGGCTGTATGCAATGTCCAGGTCTTTTAATTCTTCTATAGCTTCCGCAAATATCGGAAGTCCCAGTGGCGTGCTAATATCCACATTGTTAGCCTGCGGTGTCCGCAGTACTCCGTACAGAGGCCCGTCCAGCTTCTCACCGTTCGCCTTAATAATCGGCGGAGTGTCTGCCATTAGGTCAGCCCACTTTGTCTGTTTAAGGTCAATCTTGTCTCCGATGCTTTGAGGAGATTTTGATACATAGGCTCTGTTAGAAACATAATACGGATAAGTTGTCACACCATCTATTGTAGTCTCAACAAATCTATGATATTCGAGCCTTGTGTAGTATTTTCGTCCAACAGTATAAGAATCCTTGAATATAATCCCTTTGATCTCCTGATTGTCGTAATCCACAATCATCACATCTGCCGGAGTGAATATGTCAAGGCTCTCACCGTTTGGCTTAATGAACACTGTTCCGTAAGCACAGCCATATTCTACCCAGTGCCGGATTTGAAAATATACCTTGTCAATCTGCTCCTGTAACCATGTTGCCCTTGCAGAACCATCTATCTGAATGCCAATCGCCAGTGTTGCAAGTCTGGCAGTCTCAGAACACACAGATTTTGCAAAATTAATCGTCTTGATATTATTCTTGTCGTCTAACCATTCCGGAACTCCTCTGTAAATGTTCGCGCACCGGTTAATCAGTGATTCCATTTCTGGAAATTCTGCCGCCTGGATATTAAAATCCTCTTCGGCTTGTTTTTTGAATATCATGTTAAACCACCTTTTTAGTGTTGTTATAAGTCCCATTTAGTCACCATTTTTCTTTTAGCTGATTTATTGGCGTCCCGGCAACTCCGGCACTCTCTCCGCTATCTGTTGCTTTGAAAAATGCATTCGGAATCTGTGGATACATAAATTCAAACATGAGATAATTTGCTGCATCGCAAAGATATTCTGTGTTTCCAGTTTCTTTATATTTTTTAATGCACATATCGTGTGATTCAAGTGCATCTACTAATTTCATTCCAAAGTTGTCTGCTGCTGTGCCATATTTGTAAAAGCTGACTTCTACTCGATTCTGACGCAATTTGTCAAATCTATCCGAATACTCTTTCGGTAGTTCTATTCCTATTTTACTCATTATGCATTGTTTCCTCTTCTCCTCCATAGCGACTCTGTTGCATATCTACAGGCATCGATTAAATGGTTATTCTCATCAGGATATCCGCTTATAACGTTTCCGTCTTTATCTCTTTCGTATTCGTATTCCGAAAACTCTTTATAAGCATTAGGCGTTCTCTTAGGGTCAATAACAATAGTTCTTGTTTGAAGCCATTTCATAGAATATTCCACACTCCCAGGTCCTTTTATTGCGCCCCTTGCCGGGAGCCCAAAATCTCTATAATCATTGATTGATTTAGGTTCAGCAGAATCGCAAGTAATAGTATAATCATCATATTTTCTTTTTAGAATCTCGTCTGCTGATTTCCTATTACTCCATTTATTTTCGTAAATTTCATCAATGAGATATATCTTTTCAGTGTTATGATTGTAATACAAACGAATAAAAGCATACGGATCAGGGAAAAATCCCCAGTCACACCCCTGAAATATTTTGTCCATGCGACTGATCTCTTCATCTGTAATATCTCTAATCTCCAGATATTCAAATACGTTTCCGCCATCGCCATTCGGAACACCCAGGTATTCATGTTCATAGGCTTCTGGATTGATTTCTTTCAGATGTGCTGCATCGTCAATAAACTTCTGTCCGAGCCACTCCGCCGGGGCTTCCAGATAACTTGAATGATGGATAACTCTTTTCGGGTTAGGTATGAGCTTAATCCTGTTTACCCAGTTTGATTTTGATTTTGGCGGGTTATACGATGAAAAATCATAGGATTCATCGCCGCCACGAAGCACTGACTGATTAACAGAACGTTCCTGAGCGTCTCCCTTCATTTGATCTTTTTCCTCTTTCCAGAGGATTCCGATATACCCAAACTCCGGCTTAATAGATTTCAGTTTGGTTTCATCGTCCAGACCACGGAAGTATATTGTCTGTCCAGTCTTAATATACTTGATCTCAAGTGGTGACACCTTGCATTCAAATTCTTCCATCAGTCCAAGTTCGTTGATAGCCCATTTCATGTTAGCGTATACAGAATCTTTCAGAGTACCGGCTACTTGTCTTGTAATGCAGGCGTGCATCTGGGGATTATTCTTGATAAGCTCAACAATCTTAAAGGCTACAAACGACGATTTTAGGCCACCACGACCGCCCTCAAATACATATTCAATGTTAGGCTTAATCTGTCGGTTAATATCCACGAACGCCTTGCCAAGTACTCTGGCAGGAAGTTCATATTTTTCATCATCGTCTTTTGAAGCTGCTGTTAGCTGCTCCCATTTTTCGATAGCCTGTATATTTCCATCTGCCGCTTTTTTATACAGAGAAGTTGCTACGACTGCCATGTTATTTGCGTCTTCGTCAGCAATCCCCATTTTTGCAAGTTTCTTTTTTGCAGTACTTGATGCAGGACTTTCGGCTATAATTTTTACATAATCAGAAAGGGCTTTTTTTTGTCGCCTAGAATATCCAGATGCAATACCGCCTTTTTGTCCGTTTCTCACGGCTTCCTCACGGCTTTGATTGCTTGTAAATGGTTTTAAATTTTCCTCGTTTGCCATCCTATCAACATCCAATCATATCCTTTCTGAATTAAAACGCCCTAGCATAGTTATAGTTATATACACTATAATACCACACTAGGGGTTATGTACCTCTACACCACTTTTAGTTTTTATCAATTTTATAATCTTCCGGTCAATTTTGCTAGGTGATAATATTCTGCCATGATTCTGCGCTTGTATCCGTAGAAATCATTTTCAGATACCGGCATATCTCGGAATCGTTCCATTGTCCGGTATCCTATACAGTTCACTATGCTGTCGTATATCTGTGATTCTATGCCTGGCGCATATTTGATTGACACTTGCAGAAGATTATACTTGTCATTCTCATCAAGGTGCCTGAAATGACTTTGAAGCGCCGGTATATCGTCCGGCGGCACTCCATAGTCGGTTAGTGTAGCTTTTCTAAGATTCATTTAATCATCTCCTCCAATTTTTTCTCAGCTTCTTCACGGGTGAGGAATATAGATTCTCCAAAATCACATTCTCTAAAGTATGCCACAATAAAACTATTCGTTACTTTTGCGTAAATTCTGAATTGTTCTCCAGACGCATAATAAGATACGCTTGATAAAAAAAGATTCATATACTTCATATTCCGCATCTCCATCATATTCATCATAACCAAACACATTAATTGGCGATGTTACCACCCAAACCGTATCTCCAACCTTACACGGTAATCTCACAAGCAAGCCCTGTTCTTCTAAGTCTTCATAAGTGGCAAGCTTTTTAATCATATTCTTTACTGTTTTGCAATTTCCTGCGCCCTGTGAGCAACTATCGCAATATTCACCGCACTCAAACTCTCGTTTTTCGTTATATGTGATACTATCATCTTCACATTTTGTTAATCTCTCCATCTACTTCACCTCACAAAAATATATTCTTTTCTTCGCGCTTTTTCATACATTCTTCGCAAATAAAAATTGTTTTCGGATACCTAAAACAGCTATCATTAAGCATCGGATAATCCGGTTTATATACTGTGGTTTTCCATTTGCCACAAACATTACACTTTTTCACAGTTTCGTTTATATTTATTGCCATGCATCATTCTCCCCCCCCCCTATAATCTCATCAATACACTGGTTTCGACCATCGACCATCCCGCACTGATAATCCGTCATATCATTCTCGGTAGCGCTCTTCTCCGGCAATGGCTTCAATGGACACCAATTAGGGATTACATCATTGTTTGGAACTCTCCTACCATTCATTGCTCTGCACCAAAATTCGCTTATAAATTTGCATTTTCCGCAATTCTCTGGTGTATCTATCACTAATACTGATTTACTCACCTACTTCACTTCCTCTCAACATCAGGTTCAAAGTATTATACCCCGGACAAATTCTGACTCCGTTTCTGGTATCTCTTAACAATACACAATAAGGATATAATGCCATGACCTCATAGATGTGTTCTGTGGCATCTTCGCCACGCTGGTCGATGTATTTGAAGCACTTTCCCGGTCTAAGGAAGTACCTTGCGCATACATACGCTTTCGTTCCGAATCTTACACTTGCGCTACTCATTCAATTCCACCCTCCTTCACGATTTTGATCAAATCATCAATAAGTGCATCTGAACAATCTTCACTACATATTGTTTTTTCATCATCATTGTATTCACATGATCTACAATCAAAACTTGCTCTTCTGTATTCAATCTGGTCAATAACTTTGTCCACATCAAAAACTGTCGGCTGTTCGTCAATAACTGCACCTATTGCAAAATCCATATCCGAATTTCCAAGAGAGTCAATTATTTTGTCTGCATCAATTAAACGCATTTATTCATCCTCCCACACTCCCAACAACCTCATTCTCTCATACAGTACAGCGACGGTCTTGCGTCTGTATCCGTAAAAGTCCTTCGGGTTCATCGGGATATATCTTTCTCTGCTGATTTTCCTGTAACTTTTCCGGTGTAGGATATTCTCAATAACCATATCCGCTATCACCGTGTTTTTCGGGCAAGCTGACAAGGCGGCACTGGAAAGCAGATATCCGTACTCTGCCGGGAAGTCTTTCAGCATCGTATTCAGTTTTTCAATGTCTTCTGCCGGAATACCGTAGTCTTTCAACTTTTTATTCCTTGTCAGCATACCGTTCTCCTTTCTATTCGTCTGGGTGGTGCTTGTCGTACATGATCGCCACACATGCAAGACCAACCACTCCAAATATGGTTCCAATGGCGAATCCTAATAAGAATGTAATCATGGCTCGTCCTCCTTAACATAATCTTCACAATCTTCTGCATATTCATAGCTGTCCATCATGTCGCACCGGTTATCGCAACCGCCTTGCTTCTCGCAGCAGATACAGCACTGTGTTTCGTTGTCCGGACAGTATAATTTACATCTTCCCATTAATCCAGTCGCCTTCCTTTTCAAAATAAATGTATCTGCTGTTTTTCTTGACCGGCTCTGATGTATCAATGCAATATTTTACCTCAAGCAAAGCCTGCCAATATTTAAACTCTTTTATTCTTACCTTGAATCTGGTATAAGTTTTGTCATCCTTTTTGAAAATTGACATTTCCATGTTTAATCCTCCTTATACGGTTCTGGAAGTGGTCGCCATGCCGTAATATCAATCCAATCATAATTGCTATCAAGATAATATCCGTCACAATCAATAAAGCTTGTATCTTGCCATGTTGTTTCTCCGTTAGTAACCAATATTTCTTGTCCATCATCTGGCATTTTACAGTCAAGCATACACTGTATATTATTTGATATGGATTCTTCTGCACGTTCTTTTTCTGATATCTGATGATATTTTACCGGAATCCAAGCATTTTCTTTCTCGTCCTGTTCCAAATCATTCAGAAGAGTATTCACAATATCCAGCGCACTCCCTGGAAGCCCATGCTTATACTGTGATTTATTTTCTATCTCAGTTTTGTATTGTTCTAATCTGGTTCGTACTCTGCTCATACAACCACCTCTGTAAAATACTCATGCAACATTTCTTGAGATATCTCAATCCACTTGTTTGTATTTATGCCGTTAAGACGAATGTCTCCGTCGATAAAATTTTCATTTCCAACTTCATAGGTTTCGCCAACCTTAATTTCTATACAATTTTCAATGTAAAACCCATCATCGTCATAGCTATCTAACATGAACGCCTTTACGCACTTATACTTCATACTTCCACCTCGCTATCCTCTGGCATCTGGAACGTCATTCCATTTTTGAGCATTTCTCCAAGTTCTCCCGCATGTGCTTTGTTTTCTTCCGTTTTTGGCTTCATACTTAATATCCTACATACTTCTGGAATTACATATTTTGTGTATTCCGAATCTCCATAGGCTTCCTGAATCATATCAAGTACTTTCATGGCTTTTTCTTTGGTGGAATATTTTCCGAGCAAGCAGCACCAACTCATATCTCTTCTTGCACTTATTACTCCACCCGAAACTTCGATATCGAATAAAAGTTCAAGTGTAGCTAAAACTTCCTTATTCTGACTTCTGATTAACATTTTGCGTCCTCCTTCTAATTCTCAATCTCATTGCAGTTAGGCTCATAAGGTTTTGGATATACCGTATATCCGCACTTCGGACATTTGATTTCCGGCGGATAGTATTCGATCCATTCCATGTTTCCGCCACATTTTCTGCAACGAATATATCTCTCTACTTTCTTTGACTTCGTTTTGAAGAATGAAGTGTAATTATTTTTTTTATTTCCATCCTCACTTTCCCCATGTAAGCAACTGACACGCTATTGTGCAGTCCTCCATGATTTCTGTATTTATGTTTCTTTTTTTTATCCTCATAAGCTTAATGTTAACTGATTCCTGTCATAGCTGTATTTCTTTGTTACAGCTTTTCTTCCACCGTACAAAACCCGTTCTACCCTTTTAGGGAATTTCTTTAGGTCTGCCATGTACCAGTTATTTACTTCCGGTGGCGTTGGGGAAAAGTATTCATCTGGATAATTAATTCCAGTCTGATCACACATCTCACGGATTTTGTCTTTTGCGTATATGATGTGGTTTCGACATAGGTTCATATTGCATCCGTCTGACCAGAACGGATCATTACAACCATGAGCATTTATATCTTCCCAACGCCTGATATAATCAATAATACTTTTGCATTCATTCTGTATAGCAGATTCTATAGACTTTTTATCCATGAAACTCTACCACGATTCCTAGTTCTTCCTTGATAGCCTGCACATAATCAATCCATTCAGCCAAGCCCTGGTCGATATAGTCCGAAACTTTGTCCATGCCTTCCATGAACTTCTGGCATCTTTTCTGACCGAATCCAAATTCATCATGCAGGACAGCTATCGCCATGATCACGCAGCATTCAGATACAAGCTGTTTGATCTTCTCAGATGCTTTGTCCAGATCCTTTCTTGCCAGGGAAGTATGTATTCCTGTTACTCCCCTGAATCTGCATTCCTTTTCGAGGGCTTCAAGACCGCCCTCTCTGGTGATTCGTCTAGCAAGGTCAAGACCATCTTCCCTGCCACGTTCATACTCTCTCATTTTATTCATTTCTTCACCTTTCCGAATCCGTACCCAACTGGAGTATATGCCCTGTCAGTACTGGGGTGGTTCGTCCTGAGCAAACCATCATCAACCAGATTATTGATATGTTTCCAGACCGTAGCTCTCCCGGCATCCACCTTTTCTGAAATCTCTGTAATTGACGGTGCATATCCAACCAATTTGATATAACTGACGATATACATATAGATTTCTTTTCTAAGAGCCTGTCCCTGTTCATATCTATTCTTCGTGCTGTACATTCTTTCTCACTTCCCTCTGTTTGGAATCTAATAACTTATTAAAAGCAACTAGACAATTCTTGATAAACTGTTTATCATTATCATCAGGGCACATTTCCGCATACTCTCCAAGTTCTATCAGACGATCAGTGGCCTGCTTAGAATATTCGTCTGTAAGTTCGGCTGAATAGAAATCTTTTATAGTTTTCCAAAATTCAGTCATAAATTTTTGAATATACGGAATATCCTTTGCTTCTACTTTTATTTTTATCATCTCCTTTGAATATTGTATACAATATACTGTATACGCTCTATTTAATTTTATTTTATAAATATAATATATTTATATTATTTTAATATAAGTAACCTTTGTTAACCGTAAAGTAACCGTACTAATTTGTGTAAACCATTGATTTTACAGGTAGGTAACCGAGTAACCGAGTAACCCTGACTTTCTCATATAGGGAAACTTTTGTACTCAATATGTGCATATAAATACTCAAATATATATATACAGAATCAAAGGTTACCTAGGTTACCCGGTTACCTTTTGAACGAATTGTTTGTCAATCAAACACAATATCGTCTGTAATCTCAAAATCATCATTACAATTCACGAATCCTTTTGGAATTTCATCCACAATTTTCAAAAACACACATTTGGTGACAATTCCGTCAAGTTTTTTTGCTTTGGTCGGATAACCTCTGCTGTCAGTTTCCACAAGTCCCTTCTTAACAGCCCATGACAAAAATGCTTTTCTTGAGAATCTTCCGATTTTGCATAAATCATCAAACGCTGCGCTATAGATTATTGCAGTTGACGTTTTTTCTACCGGATCATTGTCGATAATTCCCCACCTTTCTGTTTTTATATCCGGGTTATCATCGAATTTAATTCCGTTCATGGCAATCTTATCAAGCACGAACCAGTAAGCGCGTTCGTTTTCAGATACCATTTCTTTCTCTGTCAGAAGATTCTTAGCCGTCTCAATGTCAATGTACTGGCCATCATGGAACAGCTGATCTGTTGCGATTTTATCTGCTGTCAGGATAATGCTCATTGATATACTCTGCTTCTGCATTTTATCATCATCCTGTATAAGGCTCTGAAAATGCTTCTGTATGGCTTTTATATCGTCAATGGACATTTCCTTAACTACATTTACAAAATCGATTCCTGCGTACCCGTAATTCTTTTTAAGCGTATCTGCGGTAAGCTGCGGGTCGTCAAATATCTTTTCAGAGCACTCAACCTCGATGATTCGGTTAATCGCTCCGCCCTGGCTGACATATCCAGCAAGCGGACGCTCACCATTGGTCAGAATGCAGTTCTGCCAGCGATTCTCCCGATTAACACCCAGTTCCTTGTTGGAACGGCTCTTTCCTTTTCCAGAACACAGGTCGTACACAATTCCCTCGAAATTATCCCGGATTTTAGCCGACACCTTTGAAGTATCGTCCAGAATCAGTGGTAAGTTGTTGAGCATATCGGATTTTGCTTCCAGGGCCACATCTGTTGTCTTGAAGTCTCCTATATATCGTGATTCGCCTGGATTCGCCCAGACAGAAGCTCCCAACATAAGCGTCACAGTCTTACCACCCTCAGTTTCTCCCCATAAGTCCACAAAGAACGGAAGGGCACCGACCAGTTTAATTAGAATGCTTGCAAAACTTGCAGCCAACATGATTTTAGGCTCTATTCTTCCAGTGGCACGAACTTTCTTCACGTGTTCATACCATTCTGTTCTGCTGCCACCTACACTGATACTTTCATACAGTTGTCGGAACCTCATGTCTCCATCGAATACAATGTCCTTGTCGTAAGGTAAGAAATAGTCTCTAATCCACCCGATCTTGCTTGATGAATACTGAATATTGATATAATCGTCATTTGCATTTTCTACGTCAGACAGATACCGTACAAGAAACTTCGCATTCTCAGAAGTTACTGAAATCCCAAGCGCAGATAAGCCAACGATTTTAGTAGATGATGCAACCATGGTTTTCGGCACAATAACCTCGGACCATTTATTGTTCCTCTTATAGATTAACTTTATCTGTTCTTCCCCGGTCTCCAGATTCTTCATTCGTTCGATTGGAAGAATAGGGTGATAACAAGCTATAATATCCGGTGATCCTGGATTTGTGTTTGATATTCTGATTCCGTCATCATCTGCTATCCAGTTAAGACATTTCATTCTGTCATATTCACAATCGGAGAAATTAGTCCACTGGTCCAGCATAGACACTGTTCTATTGTTTTTCTCTTTCTCGATCATCTGCTTCTGCACTTTCGTGTAAGCCTTCAGCAAATCTTCAAATTTTTTCTTCACGCCAAGCTCCTTGGCTCTGTCCAGAAGAGTCAGTGTAAGACGTGCCTTGTATATCTCGTCTTCCTGACTAAATATCTCGTCAAACACTTCTTCATCCAGAATAGAATCCTTCGTGAGCTTGTTTATCATTTCCACTTCTAATCACCTTCTTCCAATCCTGTTAAAAATCCATGCTTATATAATGCAAGCTGTAATTTGTTCCATGCTTCACACCATCCATCTGATAATGGCCTTACTCTGCCAAGAACAGACCTGTAAAAGTCAATATCGGACAAACATTCCTGCAATTCTTCTTTTTTCTTCCGCTCTGCTTTCTCTCTCATTTCTTTTTGCTTCTGAGCGTGATATATTGCCATTCTGGACGAAAAATCAGGTTTATGGTATGTTCCACCAAGAATCTGAAATGCTGTCTTAAAATCGCAATTATCCATATTCTGAACGAAAGTAAAAATATCTCCTGACGCGCCACATCCGAAGCAATAGTAGCTGTCTTTGTAAATTTTCAATGAAGCAGTACGGTCACTGGGATGAAATGGGCAACTGATAAAGCCAGCTCTGTTCGGAATCATTCCGTATCTGGAAAGAACATCTCTCATACTGTTCTGCTGTTTAATTGTTTCTTTGTCCATCCGACAGAATCTCCATTATTCGTTTTCCAGTATTTTTCTTGTCACAAAATAGGAACTCAACGCCATATTTTCTCTGCATTGTGCATAGAATTTTGTACAGCGTATCGCCGTGCATAACTTTCTGTTCTTGCTCAATCCAGATACCATTTTTCTTAACCCGCTTCTTCGCCCTGGGATTCTCCCACCAGAGGACATCGTCCAGCTTTTCGATTCCTTTCCCGTGTTCGCATAAGAAGACAAGTTTTATTCCTGCTTCATTTGCCCGGATAATTTCAGATCGGAATCTTTCATGCTGTTGACACACATTTCCACATAATTCAGAGAGGTTTTGCTTTCGGTCAACAACCAGCCGAGGATTGTCGTAGTCCATGTAATCACCAACGTAGAGCTTTGAAACGAACCATTTTTCTCCTGCTGCATCAAACGCTTTCTTAATGCCATCAATAACTTTTTGATGCTCTCTACTGTCAATTTGTATCATGCGAACGGCATCTCCTCATCAATTCCATCTGGAATATTCATAAATCCGTCCGGGTCGGATTCTGGATGGGGTGTCTCTGACTTCTGCTGGTTCTGATTAGAACCTTTGCTTTCACCAAACTCAATTTCTTCCACAACAATGTCTGTTGTGTACACCTTCTGTCCATCACGATTGGTGTAACTGCCGGTCTGGATCCTACCAGATAAGTCCGCTTTCATTCCTTCAGAAAAATATTTCTCGATAAATTCTGCTGACTTTCCGAAAGCGATGCAATTTAAGAAATCTGCTTTCTGGTCAGAACCCTCTTTCACAAACCTTCTGTTTACCGCAATAGAAAACCTTGCAATAGATGTTCCATCATTGGTGTACTTGATTTCCGGATCGCGTGTAAATCTTCCTGTAAGAATTACTTTATTCATGCCATTACTCCTTTTCTGCATGCTGTTTATCATAGTCAATTAACATTTTGAGACATTTATGTCCTTTCTCTTTTGTAAGTGATTTAATGTCATTTACCTTGAAGCGAGTCTTGATCTGGTCTAAAAGTTTAGCTTCCGGGTACTTATCAATAATGTTTTTGATTGACATAGTAGTCTCGGAACTAATCATCTCAGTTTCTTTTACCGGCTCTGCTTTCCTGCCGGACGTTTTTTCTTTCTCTCCTGTATTAGTAGAATCACTGTCTTTATTATCATCAATACAAAACAGCCCATTTAAAGCGTATTTTCTGGCATAAGATGAAGCTGCGCCTGTCACCTGTGAAGAATCCATACCTTTCTTAGACTCTTCTTCCCTTGCATAAGCAACGGTTGTAATCTCACCGGTATCTTCGCAGTCGTTCAGATGAGCTTCTGCTCTGACATATATTCTGTCTCCAACAACTTCCATCCGATCTGTGACACTTAACACGGTCTTTGTTTCTGCCAGAAGCGGCTTTACAGCCTCCAGAATATCCTCACAGCTCCTGTATTTGTATTTCCCGAAGGAATTGTACTGTCCTTTAGGGGCTTTCAGTTTTGACTGAATAATACCTAACTTCTCATATATATTCACTGTCATTCCTCCTTGTCATAAACTACATGCTTGCTGCCCTCAACGATCAGCAAACTTGCGATATCTTTCATTGATAAGGTTGATTCGTTATAGATTTCAACCAGTGTGTTGTATGCTTCTGGAGTAATCTTCACAACCGGATTCTCCTTTTCACTGATTGTTTTCTTCTTTTTAGCCGGAATACGGATTTCAAATTCACTCATGAGCATCCCCTCTCTTTGACCAGTTTTGAAACGACATATATTAAATCGCTTATCAGTTCATTTTTATCCTCGTCGTTCATAGATTCCGTAACTTCTTTAATACCGTTACGATCTCGAATAAATACCTTAGATTCATAATCTTCACATGCCACTATAAATCTGCTTGCTTCAAGAGTTATCATAAACTTCCCTCCTTATATGCTTTCTGAGCCGCTAAAAGCCCATTTAGAGCCTGTACATAGCTCGCCAATGTTCTTGCCTTATATGATTCTTCAATCGGATTATCCGGCACTGTAGCAAGCTGTATGTCGATTAATCTCAATACTTCTTGAATGCGTTCGTCCATACTTACACCGCCTTAAAGAAACAATAAAGGTTATCTGATGCATCTCCGAACTTCTCTCCGTCAATATCTTCGGCTTTGTGGTATTCGATATGGTCCAGTGACATATCGCAGTTTTCATAATCCAATATGTGATCCCCTCTGGACTGAAGCTCTCTGAGAAGTTCATTGATACATCCTGCTATCTCCAGACTAGGAAGAAGCTTCATAATTGCTATCTGTTTACTCATTTGGACACTTCCCATCTATCAGAAGCTCCAGTAAGAAAGCTTTGATTACTTTGAGACTTTCACGGCTTTCTTTCTCATAAAATGGGTTGAAAGATACGTTTTGGTACAAATCCCACTTGAATTCGCCGTCGGGAAGGCCAGCGTCTTCTTTTCTCTTGAGTCCATATACTCTCATGCCGTAAATTGAAAAATCGAATGTAACATTTGCTGTCGGAACTTCATTCACAACTCTTTTACAGAGTTCATAAATTTCGTCAATCTCTTTTTCGAACATTTCTTTATCCTCCTTATTTCCTACTGCCAGTCTGCTTTCATCTGGCGAACCGCCCATGCTGCCGAGATGCCAAAAAAGATGTTCAGCCAAATAGGTATGTCCACATATTTCCCGGCAAGCATACAAACAGCAATCAGCGCATACTCTTTCATTTCATTTCTCCCATAATCCACGCCAGATTGCTTGCCACCAGTGCGGCTGCGGTCACAATCCATGCCGTGAACCATTTTCTTGCTTTTTTTCTACTTTCTTCGACAATCTCTGTCGCAAGAATGAACTCAAGTTCGTCCCATGTCGGAACGTTTTCACATTTATTTGTGCTATTTCTGCTCATATCGTGCTAATTTCTCCTTTTTGGTATTTACAATTAGCAGATACGAAGTTATAATTAACCTGTACCTACTAAGTGCGATTTAGTAAGTGCAACGCTCCGGTTGGTGGGGCTTCACCGCCGGGGCACTATCACTTTAATGCTTCTTTTCCTCTCCAGATATATCCTGTTTCTTCCCAGAGCTTTCTTGGAGAGATAACAAATTCTATTCTGCCAGAACCTTTTCTGTCGTGAATAACTTTGTTCCCACGATACGCCGTGCCGATAGGCAGCCATCCATAAATGATTCCTGCTCTGACAGATGGTGTAGGAATGCCTGTCATTTTGCTCACGTCTGATACTGTCAGACGCTCATTTGAGAACTCCGGCATCTGCGGAATACCAGATATGATTCTTGCCACTTCTGCGGCAAACTGATGAACTTCTGCATTTTCTTTGATGTAAGTATCAACTTCACTCATTTCATGCTCCTTTCATATTTGTTTTTATGAATTTTTTTTACCTTTGCTTTCTTCTTTCTCTTTTGAGTTTTGAATGGAGATTTCTTTCCGGTAAAATGCGTAAAATTATTTGCTCCCATTATTTATCACCTATTGTATTTCCTTTCCCCTCTACCTATAATGCTTTTACAGGCACCGACATGCCGAGTATAACGAAAGGGGAATTATATGGTTGAAACAATCACTCGACTGTATCACTGCCACAAGATTCACAAGCATGTGACTGTTTATGAAGAGTATGAGGTTTCTGGTAACAGTCGCCGCCTACTGCGGTGCTCATGTCCATATCATCAATACACGGAAATGAAGCCGCGCTGTGATGGGTATAATGACCATGGTTTTCAATGTGGTTATGCAAAAAATCAATAACCAGGCTCACTAACTCATCTGGTCGCTCACTTGGCGATAGGTAACAGTAAAGCCGTAGGTCACATTTGCAACAGTCTCCACCAGATTCTTTGCAGTGCTGGCTGACGGCTTTATTAAATTGTAATGCGTCCATTTATGCTCCTTTCTACTCAATACACATTTGAGCATTGCAGTCCCTGATACACATTACTGTATTTGTACATGGATGCCAGTTCTTAACATATTCCATAGCTTCTTCAAATCTCAGCTTAGGGATGTTATTACGGGCATTTACTGCGAAGTAAATCTTTATATCCCTGTTACATTCAGCAAATACTTTCTTGCCAATTTCCTTGTAAG